CCGCAACAAAACGCGGTGCAGGAAGAAGTTTCATTAACCAGTGGTAAGCGTTACACTGGAGGAAATGTTGGCGTCTAGCCGGAAGTGAAAATTCCCGCAACTATCGCTGCTGGCACGACTGTTGCGTGGGTCGATGATGCAACCGTCGATGTATTTGGCGCTGCGGTAGATAATACAACGCACAGCTTAACGTATTATTTGCGAAAAAGTATTGCTGCGGGAGGTGTTACCGCAAGCGGTGTTGCAGAAGAAAATGGATGGAAGGTGACATTGACAGCGGCAACGACCGCTGAAATGGACGTTGGCGATTGGTACTTCCAGGCTGTCGCGACGAGCCTGAGCGATAGCACGGTCATTGAGCTGGGACGTGGTGGCTTCACGGTTGAAGCATCACTTGCGTACACCGGAATAGCTGGTGCGTATGACGGCCGATCGCAGCTCCAAAAAGATCTCGATGCTGTTCAGGCAGCAATTCGGGCGATTATTAGTGGTGGCGCCGTCGCTGAGTACCGAATTGGCACTCGTAACCTAAAAAGATTCGAGCTGACAGAATTGATGGAGCTTGAATCTCGCTTGAAGGCGCAGCTTGCTCGCGAGAAGAAGGCCGAGATGATTGCCAACAACCTTGGCAATCCGCATTCGCTTTACGTCCGATTTAATCAAGGCTGATGGGACTCCGCACTCGACTACTTCGTAGCTTTGGTCTGCAGCCGATCCCTCGGTCTGGCCCGCCGGTCCGTCGTCGGCGTAATTATGCAGGCGCAATTATCAGCCGCTTGACGAGTGACTGGATGTCATCTCAGGCGAGTGCTGACGCTGAGATTCGGACCAGTCTGCGCAAGCTGCGCGACCGCAGCCGCGAAATGGTGCGGAACAATCCGTACGCCAAGCAAGCGAAGCGAACCACGCAAATCAACGTGGTGGGGGCGGGTATCAAGCTGCAGTCCCAGGTCCAGCAGATTCGCGGTCGGAAATTGAACGATTCAGTGAATCGTTTGATCGAAGAGAAGTGGAACGCTTGGTGCCGGGCTGAGAATTGTGATGTCGCGGGCCGCCATAACTTCCACATGATGGAATGGTTGGCCGTTGGTGCTTTGCCGGAGTCAGGCGAGGCGTTGTTCAGGATTATTCGTCGGCCATTTGGCAACAGCCGAGTGCCTCTGGCTTTGGAAATGCTTGAGGCCGATATTTTGGATGAGGAGTACCAAGGCCCAACCTTGGCTCGCTCCAATGAATGGCGGATGGGTGTGGAGATTAATGAATGGGGCCGCCCTGTCAGATATGCATTCCTGACGAGACATCCAGGAGACTATTGGTTCCAGAACGTTGAGCAGAAAGGAGGCAAGCATGTCTTTCTGCCCGCAGAAGATGTAATTCATCTGTTCATCCCTGAGCGTCCACGGCAACATCGCGGCGTGCCGTGGTTCCACCCTGTGATGAGCGATGCGCATCAACTGCAGGGTTACGAAGAGGCGGCTGTGATTCGAGCGCGTGCTGGCGCATCAATCATGGGATTTGTGACTTCACCTGAGGGCGAGCTTGATGGTGATGACGTTGAGGGCGAACGCCGGATTTCGGAGTTCGAGCCTGGCATGTTCAAGTATCTGGAACCAGGGCAGAACGTTTCGGTGCCAAGCATCGACTCCCCGGACCAGCAGTACGAAATGTTCGTGCGCAATAAAGTCCGCAGATTCGCAAGCGGGTTTGGATGCAGCTACGAAACTTTAAGCCGTGACTTCAGCAACACTAATTACAGCAGCAGCCGGTTGAGCTTGCTCGAAGATCGTGAGCACTGGAAAGTAGTTCAGCGTTACATGATCGAGCACTTTCATACTCGTATTTTTAGAGAATGGCTGAACTTGGCGGTGCTTTCTGGCGAGCTGCCGTTTGAAGATTTCGATCAACGGCCTGAGCGATATGACAATCCGAGGTGGACTGCCCGTGGATGGGATTGGGTTGATCCATTGAAGGAAGCGAAGGCTTATCGCGAAATGGAACAAGCGGGCTACATGACGAAGGCGCAAATCGTGGCGAAGCTTGGCGGTGATTTCTATGACAACTTGGCTGAGCTGTCGCGTGAACAGCAAGCGGCTGACGACCTTAATGTGGAGCTTGATCGTGACATTATTGAGCCCGAAATGCCGCCGGAGGTGACTGAGTAATGCCTGCAATGCCGACCGAAGGAATGCGCGAAGAGGCGCGTCGATATAGAAAATGGAAAGAAGATGGACGAAAAGGCGGCACGGAAGTTGCAGCCCGTCGTGCAACTCAGATTCTTAGTGGCGACGAACTAAGTGATGATGTGATCGTCGCAATGAGCGCTTGGTTCGCTCGTCATGAAATTGACAAGAAGGCCGAGGGCTTCAGCCCTGGAGAGGATGGCTATCCCTCGCCTGGTCGTGTGGCTTGGGCCGCTTGGGGCGGTGATCCTGGAAAAAGCTGGGCAGACGATCGACGTAAAGGTATCGATCGCGCCGCTGATGATATTAAAGAGGATGAGTCTATAGACTCTGTAACGAATAAACCTGAGTCACTGGAGATGGAACAGGAACACGAAAGGGCCGAGCCCGATGCACTGAAGGTAGGCGATTACGTTTCTTGGAATTCTTCCGGTGGTCGCGCTCGTGGTTTGATCGAAAAGATTGAACGTGATGGCACGATCGATGTGCCTGATTCTGAGTTCACTGTCAACGGAACAGCCGAAGATCCTGCTGCGTTGATTTGTGTTTACCGCCCTACTGGAGAGGGTGGTAGCTACGAGAAAACTGAAACTCGTGTTGGGCATCGATTCAGCACTTTGACCAAGATAGAGCCCTTGCGTTCACTCGAAGTCGAAAACACTCCTGAGGTCGCTGCTGAAGCGACCGAAGAGTCTGTCGAAAGCGTGAGCGAAAAGCCTCAAACTCGTGAGATCGAAGGTTCTAAGTTCAAGCGCGTTGAAGCAACAAACTTCAACATGCTTGACGACCGGAGCATGGAGTTTCCATTCAGCTCTGAATATCCCGTGGCTCGTTACTTCGGGAACGAGATCTTGAGCCACGAGATGGAGTCTGCGAATCTTTCGCGACTCAATGATGGCGCACCGCTTTTGTATAACCATGATCCAGATCGCATGATCGGCGTTGTCGAACGTGCGTGGATTAATGGTGATAAAAAACGCGGTTACGCCAAGGTGCGTTTCTCGCGCAATCAATTTGCGCAGGAAGTGCTCCAAGACGTTCGCGATGGCATTCTTCGCGGCGTTTCTTTCGGCTACTCCATTGATAAAATGGAGGAGCGAGAAGATAACTTCGTGGCGACCAATTGGTCACCTTACGAAGTATCGCTGGCTGTCATCCCAGCCGACCCCACTGTCGGAATTGGACGTTCTCTTGAAGACTCTGATTCTGAACCTGCGGCTTCAACCGCATCTCCTGAAAACACTATGACTGAACCTGTCATGGACAACACTCCTGACCTGGAGGTGATCCGGTCCGAGGCCGTAGAGGCCGAGCGGACCCGGACTGCTTCTATCACCAGCATGGGTGAGCGCCACAAGCTCTCCGACCTGGCACGCGAACTCATCGATGGCGGCAAGTCTATCGATGAAGCCCGTGCTGCATTCCTCGACAAAATCGGCACCCAAAAAGTGGAACATCGCATTGACGCCAACGATGTTGGCCTTTCCGACCAGGAAACTCGTAACTTCAGCTTCGTCAAGGCGCTGAACTACCTCTCCAACCCTGGCGATCAAACTGCTCGCCGCGAGGCCGCGTTTGAGATCGAGGTTGGCGAAGCTGCCGCCAAGAAGTACGAGCGTTCTTCTAACGGCATCGTTATCCCCAACGAAGTCCTCCGTCGTGACCTCGTCGTCGGCACCCCCACTGCTGGTGGTGATCTGGTTGACGATGTGCTCCTGGCTGGTTCCTTCATCGACCTGCTGCGTAATCGCCTGGCTATCGCCAATGCTGGCGCGACCATGCTGACTGGCCTGCAGGGCAATGTTTCTATCCCTCGCCAGACTTCAGCCGCCACCGCTTACTGGGTTGGTGAAAATGCTGCTCCCACCGAGAGCCAGCAGGCCATCGACCAAGTCAACATGACCCCCAAGACTGTGGGTGCATTTGTTGACTACAGCCGTCGTCTTCTGCTCCAGTCTTCTGTTGATGTGGAAGGCATGGTTCGCAACGACCTGGCTCGTGTCATCGCTCAGGAAATTGACCGTGCTGCCATCTACGGCACCGGTTCTTCCAACCAGCCTCTCGGCCTGACCAACACCTCCGGCATTGGCTCCGAGACCCTGACTGGCGTCGGCACCTTCACTGAGCTGATCGCCATGGAGACCGATGTGGCAGCTGCTAACGCTGACGCTGGTTCCCTGCGTTACATCATCAACGCAACCACTCGCGGCGGCCTGAAGGGCGCCAAGAAGGATGCTGGTAGCGGCGAATTCGTGTTCGCTGATGGTGAGATCAACGGCTATCCCGCCATTGTCTCGAACCAGCTGCTGAACAACGATGCACTGTTCGGTGACTTCTCCATGTTCATCATGGGTATGTGGTCCGGCCTGGATCTGACTGTGGATCCTTACGCTGGCGCTACTGCTGGCACCGTGCGCGTGATTGCGCTCCAGGATGTTGACTTCGCTGTCAAGCAGCCTGGCGCATTCTGCTTCGCCACCTGATTCTCATGAAGCTTGAGATCACACGCAATGTGATGATCAGCGGGGAGCCTGTGAAAGCAGGCTCCTTCGTTGAAGTCGAGCTAGTCATTGCGAACCTGCTGATCAACAGTGGCAAGGCAAAGGTTGCATCGGAACCAGAGCCGAAGCCAGAGTTGGAGATTCAGCAATGTGTTGTGGAATCAGCCACTAAGCCTGCAGCTCGACGCGGGCGATCCAAGAAAACTTCTCCTGAAGACTGATGGCCGTTCTCTCTGTGGGGCTTGAAAAGCTTTCCCACTTCGCCTTGGCTCCTACTGCTGAGCGCACTGCTGATCTTGACGGCACTGCCGTTGATCTCAAGGACTATGAAGGTGATGTTGTCGTGATCCTCGATGTCGAGGCTGGCGGCACTTCTACTCTCGACGTGAAGATTCAGTCGAGCGACACGTCTGGCGGGACTTATGAAGACCTGTCTGGCGCTGCTTTCACCCAGGTGGCGGCTACTGCTAGCAAGCAGGTGCTGGTTTTCGCGAAGAGCGATGCGAAGCAGTTCGTCAAGGCTGTGTCCACGACTTCTACTTCAACTCACACCTACAGCATCAATGCTTTCGGTGCGCTGAAGTACGCCTGATAACGCTATGCGCCCGGTTATCCGGGCGCTTTTTTCATGGCTTTCACCGAAGATTTAAGCGTTTTCCTGAGCAGTGCTGATTTCGCTGTTCCAGTAAGTTCTGGCTCCATCACTGGCCTGGGCATCCTTGACATGCCGAGTGAGATTATTGCCGATGGAGTGGTGCTTACAACTGACTTTAAATTGACGTGTGAGTCATCAAAGTTTGGGGGCCTGCTGCATGGTGACAAGGTCACTGTCGACAGCACTAATTACACTGTAAGAAGCGCGTCATTGGTCGAAGACGGCGCCTTCGTAGAACTCATGCTGATGAAAGACTGATGGTTGCTGAAATCGGCTACTTCGCAGACAATTCCAAGAACATCCATTTCTGGGATCCGCTGACTGCGGATGGGTCTACTCCTGCTGTAAAAATCGCAGGTATTAACTTTACTTTTTGCGATAAAATTACAGGTTCAAATATCACGGTAGTCCATCAGGGCTCTTTCGATGACGTTGATTGGTTCGACTTGGAGACTCACTCCCATGCCGGTAGTGGGGTTGATCGTCATACTTATTCCAATACTCCAGTACTTTACGTAAGAAGTACTGTTTCCGGTATTGGAGCTAGCGAATCTTATACAGGCTCCGTGATGTCTGACTGATGACTACCAAGCGCGAACAAATTCTGGCTCAGGTCGCGACGACCCTAGCTACCACGACAGGAGTCAGTGGTCGGATTTATAGATCAAGGGTGACTGCTGCGGCAAGGGCAGAGTCGCCGATGATCATTATTGAGCCGATCACTGACGCAGCCAGGCAGGTTACATCGCTGCCAAAGCTGGATTGGCGGATGCGGCTAAGAGTGACTGTTGTGGTTCGTTCTCAGACGCCAGATACTGATGCTGACCCGATTATTGAATCGATGCACTCTTTATTGATGAGTGATCTGACCCTTAACGGCTATGCAATTGACGTACAGCCTGTGCTGACTGAATTTCAATTTTTAGATGCAGATCAGCCGGCTGGAGTGATCTCAAACGAGTACGACGTTCTTTACCGTACAGAAGTAGATGATCTAGCGGCTGGCTAATATTTAAGCAGGCGCAAGTATTAACATGAATGACGAGTACCGAGGGCAGGGTGGGTCTTACCTCCTCGACCCAGAATCCGGTAAGCGCACTTTGATTCAGCGCACTCTCCCCGCAAACTCTCCTGAGGACAATGGCACTTCTTCTTCGGAAACGACTGATTCTGATCGAGTCGGAATCGACGTACGGAACCGACGCAGCTCCAGACGGAGCGGACGCGGTTTTAGTGAGGGATCTGAATATCACTCCTCAGCAGAGTGATGTCGTCAGCCGCGACTTGATTCGCCCCTATCTCGGTGCATCTGAGCAGCTTCTGGCTAACACTCGCGTTGAGTGTACTTTCAGTGTTGAACTTGCAGGTTCTGGCACTGCTGGTACTGCGCCTCAGTACGGCAAAGCCCTCAAGGCTTGCGGTCTGGCTGAGACGATCGTCGCTTCCACCAGTGTCACCTACGACCCTGTCAGCTCAGGTTTTGAGTCTGTCACCATCCACTACAACATTGATGGTGTTCGCCATAAAGTGACAGGTGCTCGTGGAACCTTCACGCTCAACACAAACGTTGGCGAGATTCCGACGATTGATTTCTCCTTCACCGGGATCTACAACGCGCCTGACGACTCGGCATTGCCTACCGTCACCTACGCGAATCAGGCCACCCCTCTGGTGTTCAAGAACGGCAACACCGACACCTTCTCCTTGCTGTCTTACTCAGGCTGTTTGCAGTCTGTGTCAATGGATCTCGGTAACACCTTGGTGTACCGCGAGCTGATTGGCTGCAACAAAGAAGTTCTGATCACTGATCGAAGCTCCAACGGCACCGTGGTGGTGGAAGCCGTTGCAATTGCAACGAAGGATTACTTCGCTGCTGCACTTACTGACGGCACTCTGGGTAACTTGACCTTCCAGCATGGAACGACTGCTGGCAACATTGTCGACTTCTCTTCCAGCCGAATCGATATCGGCGATGTGTCGTACAGCGACCAGGATGGGATCGCGATGCTGAACATCCCCTACACAGCGATTCCTTCTACCGCTGGCAACGATGAGTTTAGTCTTATCTATACTTGATCGGAAGGGGCTGCGACGGGCTGCTTAATTGCAGCCCGTTTTTTTGTGGTGTATTGTATTTACGAGTCTTTTATTTTTCATGGCTTTCGTCCGCAAAAGGGTCAAGACTTTCAAGTGGCCCGTAAAGGTTGAAGAACCTGCCGATGGCGGCGTGTTCGAGGAATCTACTTTTGATGCAATTTTTAAGCGTGTGCCTCGTTCTGAGTTTCAGAAGCTGGCGGACAAGGGTGACTTTGAGTTGTTGAAAGCTGTGCTGACTGGCTGGGAAGGAATCGAAGATGAAGACGGCAAGCCAGTGCCGTTTTCTCAGGCGACCATGAAGGAATTCGCGGACGATGCTTATTGGATTCGTGGTGTACTGAGTGCTTACACCGAAACCTTTGAAGGCGCCAAGCTGGGAAACTGAGGGATGCCGCAAAGTATTGGGTAAGCGGCGGCAAGAAGGTTGAGGATAAAAGCAATGATGATGCTGCGGCTTTCGGTCTGAAGCCGCAGCGTCCTGCTGCTTCTTCGGAAGAGCATTTTGAAGTATGGGAAGAAAACTGGGACGTTGTGATGATGTTCATGCGAATGACGACGCAGTGGAACGTCACCATGGGCGGCTACGTCGGCCTGAAATATGAAGTGCTGGTGGGTGCAGGCTGCTTGATGGAGCTGTATGATGTAGATAATCCCCGCGAGATGCTCGAAGGTATCCAGGAAATGGAATCTGCAGCACTCGTCGAGCTGAATAAGGAGAAGAAATAATGACTACGAAGAAGGTGCAGCCAGTAACTATCAAGCTTGATATTAAGGGCGGAGAGCAGGTCGCCAAGCTAAAAAGTTCATTCCGCGATCTTACAAAAACCGTCGGGCAAACTGACAGTGGTATTGAAGCAGCTCGCAAAAGCGTAATTGAATACGGGAAAACCGCCAACCAAAGCGAAGCCGTAGTAAAGGGGCAAATTAAAGCATTTGAAGGCCTGCGTGAACAAGCCCAGATGGGCGGAAAGGTATATCAAGAACTGTCTAATGATATTGCAACTTTAAAGTCTCAACTTAATGGCTCGACTCCTGCAATTGACGCTCAGCGAAAAGCTCTTATTGAGAGCGCAGATAGCGCGAGAGTTACGCGCTCGCAGCTTATAGGCCTTCTGAGTACTTTAAGTGCTTTGCAAAAGCAAACTACGGCAGGCTCAAAAGCCTTTGCTGAGATTGGGGCTGATATTGCAAATCTTGAAAGTAAAATTATCAAGGCCAAGGCTGCGCAAGAAGACTTAAATAGAGTTACTCTTGCCGGAAACCAAGCCGCTGCTGGCGGCGCAGCTGCGACAAGGCTGCAGATCAAAGCGATTGATCAAAAAGTCGCAAGTCTTCGCGAGGAGAAACAACAGCTCGAAAGCTTAAAAAGGCAAGAAAAAGCCAGGCTAGGGCTTCAAACTATCGTGGAACGGCCTGGTGACGTTCCTTTCAGGACTAGAGAATACATACAAGAGGCAGTCGCTGGCGCGGTACTAGGCGAAAACGTTACGCAAAAGTTTGGAAAGCAAGAGATAGAAACTGCGATCAATGCTGTAAAACAATCCGTCATTGAGCTGCAAAGTGAAATTGAAGTTGAGTTGGCTCGTGGCGCTAGGCGCACATTTCAAGAAATGGCGCGTGACGGCAGAGAGTCAGCACGATCACTTGCACAAGCTTTCTCTGGGCCAGAGTTTGAGCGCATTTTCAGCAATTTAGATAAAAACGTAGGCGAGCTTCCTAATACCACCGCTGGATTGTCTCAAAGGCTTCGCGAGTTAGAGCGTGTTTTAAATAACACCGCTCGTAGTGGTGATGATTATGTCACCGTTGCCCTTAAGATCGCCCAAGTCCAACGCGAAGCATCTGCTGCGACTCAAGGGCTAGGTGCTGCTTTACTCAATGATTTAGCAAGTGGCGCTGCGGTAAGAAGTCAAAAGAACCTTCGCGAGGTTATTGGTCAGCTTCAGGCGGAAATGTCTGAGCTTAATACCGAAACAGCGGAAGGCTCTGCCAAGTATGCGGAAAACGCAAGGCAGGTAAACAGGCTCCAGAAAGAGCTTGACCAGATTTCAAACAGCTACCGCACTGTTGCTGACGTTGCACGTCAAGCTGGCATAGCGATGGGCGGAAGCCTGAATCCTTTTTCTGCCAGTGGGGCTAAAAATCCTGCCTTTATGCGAGAGCGTGAAAAGCAGGAGATGGAGCAAATCGCTGAACTCCAGAAAGTAATCAATGACTTAGCAGATGAACATGTAGGAAGTCTCAGAAGTGCTGCTCGCACAATGGACGAATACGAGCAAAAACTTGGCGACGATATTGTACGACGATACGAAGAAGAAACAGCTGCGCAAGATAAAGCTTATCAAAATCGAATAGCGAACGAAGAAGACGCTTTCAGGAAAGAGCTTGAGCGCTTAAATACATTGTCTCAAGCTCGCAAGGCAGCCGCTTCCGCAATGGGCATAGGCGGCAGAGAAGATATTTCTTCTTTGTACCAAGGAATCATTGGCTTATCGACTGCTGATATTAGGCGTCAGCAGGAAATGATGGGTAAATCTGCGGCGGAAGTATTCAATGATATTGCAACTGCTTTTGAAAAAGGAGGTCGTGCAGTTGATCTCAAGGGTAAAAGCACTAGCATTGGCGATGACATCGCTGAAGGTGTAGTCGACGGGGCCTCGAAGTCGAGCGAGATCGCCAAAGGCGCGAAAGATTTTGCTAGCAGGCTGATTTCTGCCTACAAGAAAGCATTCAAAATTCAAAGTCCCTCTAAGGAAACAGAGCAAAAAATCGGCGTTCCACTGGGCCTTGGAATTATCAAAGGCCTGATATCCGCTCTTAAATCGAACAAGAACGAAGTCAAGAAGGAGATTGAGCAAATTATCGATCCTGGTTTGCCCAGGTCTCGCTCGCCGCGTTCCTTGATTGGCTCGGTGAACGAGCTTAAGGCCACTAATTTTGGATTCGCTTATCGCTCCCGTCCGGCTACTCCTGGCTATCGGCCCCTTGGTTCAAACGTAAGGCTTGATAGTGAGATTGAGCGCATGTTCAACCAATTCAGGGTGAACATTGCTGCACTCACGACGGATGCTGAAATTTATTACAACCTGCTTCAGTCTCTACCAAGTAGTCGCCTGACTACTAATTTGGCTAGCGCTGCAAGCCGCAGGGCTGCAGCGGCTGAAATCCCTGGGTTTATTGAATCTCAAAGATTAATTGGGCCTGGAGAGCTTGAAAGGGAGATTAGCACAGCTGTAGCTCAATACTTGAGAGACGTAAGGCCAACAGACCCTTGGGTTGGAATTACAGCAGATTACAAAAGATTTGTAGATGCCGCAGTTGCACAATCTGAAAGGCTCAGAGCTTCAACAGTTCGAGCGTTGCCCGGAGTTCGTGTTGCCGGCGCCTTGCCTCCGGCGTCTCAAGATATTACGCCAGCGCAGCAGCAAAGAATTGAACGTGCCTATCGGCGCTCGTCTCAGAGATCTTTGTCTGTTCTCGCCGAGGATGCATTTAGGGACTTTGGCACCCCAGGCCTGCCCGCATCAAGCTTCGGCTTTATGGCCGATCCTGCCCGTATTGGTCGCTTTTCTGGCATAGGTCGTGCATTGCCGCCGGCAATTGATGTTGCTGCAACGTCTGTCGAGAGCGGGAGCCAAAACCTTCGTGATTCTGTTCGTGATTTCTTCAACCGGATTTCGCAAGGTGTACGTTCTTCTTTCAGTGGTGCGGGAGGCGGCAGTGGCCGTGGCCGTGGCTTTTCCGGCGGTTTAGGTGGTGGCGGTGGTGCGAGCGGCAACTTTGAGCGACTCAATACTGTTCTTCAAAGATTTGGACCGCTTAGCAACAGAAGCACTGCTGACATTCAAGAATTAGGCGCAAGCCTGAGAGGCCTTGGAGATATTCTCTCCCCTTTGGATCAAGACTTTGACAGGGTAAACAAGGCAATTATTGATCAATCAAATTTAATTGACCGCGAGCTGCAGAAGCGCGAGCGCCGCATGAGCCGCCGCCGGATGTCACCGATGCAGATGACGCAGGCTGCTGGTGCTGTCTTGTCGGGCGGTATTTTTGGCGGTCCCGAAGGTTTTGTTGGCGGCGCAGCCGGTGCATTGGCTGGCGGCGTTGGCGGCGCATTTGCTGGCGCAGCCATTGGCGCACAGGTTGGCGGGATCAGGCGAACGCTTGGTGAGTATGCGGATTATGCGGCGCAAATTACAAGGCTGAATATTGCCCTGGAAGGCATTGCCGGTTCACAAGCTCAATACAACCGTGCATTGCAGGCGGCGACAGATGTGACCGCACAACTCAACGTGCCGCAGGAAGTGGCAATTCAAGGCATGACTCGCCTTGTTGCTGCTGTTAAGGGCGCTGGAGGCGGCGTTGCTGAAGCTGAAATTGCGTTCAAGAACATTAATTCTGCAATTATCGCGACAGGTGGTGGAGCAGAACAAGTTCAAGGGGCCGTAACTGCATTGGTGCAGATCTTCAGTAAAGGCAAGGTTTCAGCAGAAGAAATCAACCAGATCGCTGAAAGACTGCCTGGTACGTTCAATAAAATCGCTGAGGCTTCTGGTCGCACTGGCCCAGAACTGACGAAAGCACTGCAGCAAGGCACGGTGGGTCTAAATGACCTGATGAAGTTCCTCGTCAGTCTTGGGGATGAATATGGCGAGCTGGCTGAAAAGATCGCGGGATCTTCCGAAAATGCAGGAGCCAGACTGCAGGTTGCATTTAACCAAATGCGGATCGAAGTTGGCAATGCGCTTCAGCCTATTGGCGCAGAGTTTCAAAATGCGTTTACAGAATTTATTGAAGACATCACCCCAACCTTGGTGGAAGTATTACCGAAGATTGGAGAATTTGCTTTAGTTCTTGGAAAAAACCTGGATGTACTCGCTGCCGCTGCCGGCGGTGCTGCGGCGGCTATGGGTTTGTTGGCGCTTGCTTCTGTGAAAGTTGCCATTCCTGCTGGAGTCACTGGATTAGGGGTCTTGATGCTTAAAGCGGCGGCTGCAGCTGGTGCATTAAAGGCTGCTTTGGCGGGGATTGCTCTCTTAAATCCTTTTGTGTTGCTAGGCGCAGGCTTAGCTGCCGCGACTGTAGGAATTGTTAAATACTACAACAGCCAAAAAGAGCTTAATGAGCTACTGGATGAAGGGAAAGGATCCACCGAGGCCATTAAAGACAAAATCCAAGAATATGAAGACAGTATAACTAAGGCTACTGACAAGCTGAAAGGAATAAATGGAGAGAAAAAGGCGACCAGTCGCGAAGCCAGCAGGCTGAAGAAGGAAGTAATAAAGCTAAGAGGAGAGCTTGAAAGGCTCCAAGGCACTTACAAAATAAGACTTGAATACGAAAGAAAGGGCTACAAGTTTGGCGACAAAGGGGAGTTAACAGAATTTACAGTAGGAAATATTGTTTACGGAGGCCCAAGAGGCGCAAGAGCGAGGGCTCTTCGATATGTCGATGGTACTCCAATTGATGGGGGCAAAGGCTTTGGCGAGACTGAGCCTACTGGTGGCGGATCTGGCAGCAAGGGTCCAAAGTCTCAGCTGGATAAATTGCTGGCTGACTTTAGGTCGCTGCAGCGTGCGCAAAATGGTGTGCTTGAAATTGAAGGGATGCGACAGACCCAGGCCCAGCAGCTTGCTAGGGCCACGGCTGATAACAATCAAAAGTTAATTACAACGACTAATCTTAATAACATTAGTCTTGATTTTGCAGAGCAGCAGCTTCAGATAGAGAATAAACTTCTTGACGATCTTGATAAGGCAGCAGGCCTTGAAATAGAGGCAGACAGGCGTCAAGCTGAAAAAAATGCTCGACTTGAGTATGAGATTAAACTTAGTCAGCTTTTAGAAAAATCGAAAGGCGCTATCGCCTTTGAGGAGCAACGCGCTGCTATCGCTGCAGAGCAAAGGCAAAAAGCACTGGACGACGAAATTTTCGGCCTTCGCGATCAGCTTGGTCTTGTAACCGATGATGAGCGCATTGCCCGTTTCCGAGGACAGGCTGAAGAAAAATACGGCGCAGACGATCCCAGGGTAGGCGAAGCCGTAGACCTCTTCCGTCAGCAAATCGACCCTACCTTCCTTGAGGGTATCCAGCAGGCTATTCGTTCGACAAGAGACGAGCTGGAAACATTGATTGATCCAATTAATCAAGTTACAGGCGCTGCGACCGCTATTGGTGAAGCGTTCTCCAAGTCATTCATGGACACGATTACTGGGGCGTCTACAGCACGAGAAGGATTGGCGTCGTTCTTCCGCAATGTTGGTAATTACTTCTTAGATTTGGCTGGCAATATTATTGCTAAGTTGATCGAAATAGCAGTTCTGGAGTCTCTGACCAGCGTGTTTGGTGGCGGCTCTGCTGGCGGTTCTGGGATCCTGAGTCGCCTTTTCGGATTTAAGGACGGAGGCGTCGTCAAGGACATTCAGCCCTACGCCAAGGGCGGCATTGTCGACAAGCCGACACTGTTTAGGTACGCCAGTGGCGGCACTGGACGTTTTGGCTTAATGGGTGAGGCCGGACCTGAGGCGATCATGCCTTTGCGTCGTGGTGCCAACGGCAAGCTTGGTGTTGAAGCTTCCGCCGGAGTTGGCGATATTATTGTGAATGTTGACGCTTCAGATTCTGCCGCTCAAGGCGATGGACGACAGGCCCAGCAGCTTGGCAAAGCTATCGGCGCTGCAGTCCAGGCTGAGCTGATTAAGCAAAAACGCCCTGGGGGACTTCTTAGCTGATGGCCACTTTCCCTGACATCAATGCTGATTATGGAGCCAGCAAGAAGGCAGAGCCCAACGTGCGTGTTGCGCAGTTCGGCTCAGGGTATTCTCAGCGTTCAACTTTTGGCATAAACCAAGATAAGAAGGTTTGGACGCTTTCTTGGCAGAACAGAACAGCTACAGATGCGAATGCGATTGAAGACTTTCTGGAGGCAAGAGCAGGTGTCGAGTCTTTTGATTGGGCTCCACCTGACGAGACGAACACTTACAAGTGGATCTGCAAGTCTTGGACCAAGACGATGCCGTATTGCAATCTGTTCAACATTGAGGCAACTTTCGAGGAGGTATTTGAAGCATGACCACTACACCTGATGTAGTCAAAAGAGAGCTTTATTCACTCGAGCCTTCGGCAATTATTGAGTTGTTTCAGCTACATCTCACTGCTGAAGTCAACGGCGTGAATTTGGTTTACTACTACCACGCTGGAACCAATGAGTTGTCGCAGGACATTGTTTTCGGCGGCATCACATATTCAGCTGTACCAATTGAAGCTGATGGGTTTGAGGTGAACACGAAAGGAACTCTGCCGCGTCCTGTGATGAGGATTGCGAATGCAGATGGTGCCATAAGCGCACTGCTTAATGCCTACAATCCGCTGCAAGCTGAACTGCGGCGAATTAGGACGTGCAAGAAATTCCTTGATGCGGTGAATTTTGAGGGCGGTGTCAATGCCACTGCTGATCCAACTGCAATTTTCAATGGTGGGTACGAATCTTGGTACATCGATCGTGTTTCGGCGGAGAACCCTGATGTCGTTGAGTTTGAACTTGTCGGCAAGCTTGATTTGACCAATTTGCGTCTACCCGGAAGGCAAGTCGTCGAGCATTGCCAGTGGAAATACAAAAGCAAAGAATGTGGTTACAAGCCAGGCAAGATGTTCAACCTGCAGAACCAAGAGGTTACTGATGCATCTCAGGATCAATGCGCAAAAAACCTTCGAGCATGTGAGCTGAGGTTCCCAAAGGGAGAGGGTATTGGACCTAAGGACGATTTGCTGCCATTCGGAGGATTCCCTGGTGCTCGACTTCAGATCTGACGCAGAGAAGCACGCCATGCGTTGTGCGCCTCAAGAGGCTTGTGGCGTAGTGGTAGGGGGCAAGTATTGGCCTTGCAGGAATATCGCTGATGACCCTTGCGCCCACTTCGTAATCGAACCAAAAGATTATGCGACTGCATCTTTCTTTGGTCGCATTGAAGCAATAGTGCATTCCCACCCTGACGGAGGCCCGCCTAGCACCGCTGATAAGACTGCTTGCAGCGGAACGAAGGTTCCGTGGCATATTTGGAGCGTGCCGGACAAGCAATGGTCAATTATCGAGCCCTAATTGGGAGGCAATGGGAGTACGGCAAGTTTGACTGCTTTACTTTGGTTCGTGATTGGTTTAGGTTGCGAGGAATTCAGCTGCCTGACTTTGAGCGTCCAGAAGATTTAGAAACCTGTGACAGCATCTTTTTGCAGCAAGCAGTCGCCATAGGGTTTACGCCGGTCGAGTTCAACAGCCGCAAGCCTGGCGATGTTTTGATCATGAACCTTGGCACGGCAGCACCAATGCATGCAGCGATTCTTTTGCCCAATGAGCGCATCCTTCATCAGCGTCAAGACTCGCTAAGTGCGGTAGAGCCTTTTGGGCGATACTATGTCTCTAGTGTCGCGGCGGTCTTTCGGCATGCAGCAGACAGTTAGGTTGCTGGGTGATCTCGGAGAGCGCTATGGCTCCGAGCATAAATATCACGATTTGCGGTCTCCTGCTGACGCTCTAAAGCTGCTGTGTATAAATAAGCCTGAGCTTGCCAAAGAATTAGCTGAAGCTCATAAGCACAATATCGGCTACACCTTGGTGCAGGCCGGTGAATTTTTAGATTATGAGGATCTGAGGCTGCCGCTTGGCCGGAACGATTTGATTTTGACTCCTGTTGTCGCCGGCAGTGGTGGTGGTGGTGTAGGGAAAATTCTTATTGGTGTTGCTCTAGTTGCCGTTGCAATTGTCGCTGCGCCTTTAGGCGCTGGCTTTTTGGGATTAGGTGCTGGCGCATTTACTGCGACCACGGGAACAGCGCTTGTTGCCGGAACTGCCACAAGTTTCGCCACGACTGCATTGCTTAGTGCTGTCTCTGTTGCGCTTGGTACGTTGGGCACTGGCTTGATTTTGACTGGTGTTTCGCAGGTACTTTCACCGCAACCAGTCATCCCAAGTCTTAACGACAGGACAAGACCAGGACAAAATACAAATGCAACAGGCCCGCAAGGCGTTTCAAGGGCTGTCTCAGGCGAACAATCCTATGCTTTTGCTGGTCCTGCAAATACTGTCGGCATAGGCGCAACAATCCCGCTTGTTTACGGCAAAATGCTGATCGGCAGCAATTTAATTTCCTCTACTGTTGATGTAACAAATGAAAGCGATCCTACTAGTGAATTTTTTGTGGCCCCAGGGCCATCATCGGTCACTGTCAACAGCGACAAGGTTACAAATAGATTTGCAAATCTCAACGGGCTGAGAACGAGGAGATGGGCTGACGCAGATATCCGCATTGAGGATGATCAAGGCTCAAGGGGATACAACAGGCGCATTTACAATTCAAGCCTGGATTTCAGCGATACCGGCGGCTCAATTGAAGCTGGAGGCCTGAGGAACTGGGGTGGAAGCAATGACGAAGAAATTAGGCAAAATTTGCAGATCTTTTTCCAGCTTGATCGAGGGCTTTCGAGGACGATTGGGCTGAAGCTTGTTCCTGCATTCTTGACGTACGAAATTACTGTTGAAAAGACTAATTACTCTGGAACTTCACCGATTTTCTCAAGGGTGCAAGGCACGATCCAAGGGCTTTTGACTCAGACGGACAGGTTTAAATGGGCGCACGCAATCACTTACGGTCAAAGTGGAGCAGAGGATAACGACACAGAAGTGCTGATCAAAGTTCGGATTGTCAAGACAGACGCAGAGCCCAACCAACGCATCAGTCTGCTTAATGCTGGCTACGAGTACTTCTTTGATGATGATCAGAATTACACCGAAAATCTCGTGGGAGGCTGATCATGGGACTTAATTCAAACTCCGTCATTAAGATCGTTGACCTGCTTTGCGAAGGCCCGATTGAAGGCATCGTGGGCGATCGTCAAGGGATTTATCTCGATGAGTCCCCTCTTGAGTCTTCAGCAGGTGATGAACTCGTCAGGAAGGACTATGTTACTTACAAGCATCAGGTAGGCGGCGCGGAACCAGGGTATTTACCGCAGGCAAAATACAGAACAAGCGTGGTTAAAGAAGGTCCGGGAGAGATTGGATCGGACTACCGCGAAATATTGAGTGAGGATGGGAGCAAGGTGACCAGCCGCGATTATGGGGCGGGGCAGAAAACCTTCACAGTCACCAACCTTGATGTTGATACTGTCGATTTAGTCTTTACTATCCCAAGGCTTTTTTCCACGGCGCAAGAAGGCCTAGTGCGGGGTCAGCTGTTTGATGCGCAGATCTTCTTTGATGTATTTGTTCAGGCTGAAGGCAGTGGCGGGCCTTTTAGAAGAGTTCAGGTAAGCAAGGTTAGCGATATCAGCGAAGATTTCAGGCTGAATGCTGCTGGCAGGGTTTTTTACATTGAAGGCATTAGCACTACGGCCTACCAGTACAAGATTAGTGGTATCGATCTTGCAGGCAGAGGACAGGGGCCTTGGAATATTCGAGTTCGCAAGTACCCGCAAGATGAATACCAAGGCGAAATCCCGCACACTCGAGCCGATGCTGCAGATGTTGACCAGGACATTTTTCGGGCAACTTTTAGGGAGTTTCAGGATATCGAGAAGGACATCCCGCTCAAGAATGGTCGGGCAAATACGTTGCTCTGGTCTTCGGTCATTGAGCATGTAAATAATCGAACTGCTTATCGTTATTCTGCAACTGTAGGGATGAGCATCTCTACAGAAGAGTTTCAGAGCCTACCGACAAGGTCTTACTTGGTGAAAGGCAAAAAAGTTCCTATTCCTTCCAATGCTGTGCCGCGAGAAGATGGGAGCCTAGAGTTTATTGGGCCATTTAATGGTTTGGTTGGTGAAAACGCTTGGACGACATGCCCTGTTTGCATCTTTCATGATCTGCTGGTGCGCGACAGATATGGTGCCGGGCATTTTGTTAATTCCAACAACTTGAGTTGGGTTGATTTGTATCCTCTAGCTCAGTATGCAAACGAGCTAATTGATGGCGAACCACGATTCGCCTGCAATGTTGCAGTATCTGCTCAAGCAGATGCTTTTCAAGTCCTGCAGGATTTTGCCAGCATCTTTAGGGGGATGATGTATTGGCAATCAAACATCATTCAAGTAACGGCTGATCACGGCAACCTTGATGGAACGAATGTCGATCCTGTTCACATCTTCTCAAACTCAAATGTTGTTGGCGGAGTTTTTGCTTACAGCGGATCATCCTTAAAAACCCGCAGCACTAGCATCAGGGTTCGATATATCGATCCAGATAATTTTTACAAGCCCAACGTCCTGGTGATCGAGGACTCTGAATTGATATCCAAGTACGGTTATCAAGTCAAAGAGGTCTTGGCGTTTGGTTGTACGTCGAAAAATCAAGCACGACGTTTAGGGCGTTGGATGATGAAAGCTGAGGAGCTTGACGCTAATACGGTTGCTTTTGCAGTTGGCTTGGATGGTGCGCTGGTTTTCCCTGGTCAAGTATTTGCCATTCAGGATGAATTGCGTGCTGCAACGCGATTGTCTGGCAGGATCAGCAGTTCAACAACAACCAGCATTGTTGCTGATCAGACAATCACACTGCCTGACGGTGACAATCCAACTTTGATGTGCGTCTTGAGTGACGGGACGGTTGAGAGCAGGCCTATTGACGTTGCGAATACAACTGGCACGACAATTGCTGTGACTCTTGCTTTCAGCTCAGCTCCGCTCGCGCAGGCCATCTACTCGATTAGCACTAGCGACGTGAATGAGCAGAAGTTCCGCTGCCTTTCGGTCGCTGACAACAATGATGGGACGTTCGCTGTTGTAGCCGTTGAGTTCAACGACAGCATCTACCAGGCGGCAGATGCGGCAGAAGACTTGGAGTTCTTAGATGTAACTACTGTGGATGAGAAGCCACCCGCACCCGTAATCTGATGCCGATTGACTTCCAGCTGATCGTAAAAGACGGTGCGGTAACCAACCGCGCAATCACCTCTTGGGCAAGGGGAGAGGGTGGTGGATTTACAACGTCTTTTGACGTTAAGCATCGATTGAATCAAGGCACCTTCACTCAGTTCAACACAACTGCGTCGAGCTTTGCTTACGAAGGAGTGCCACCCGGCACAACGTTTGAGGTGCAGGTAAGAGCTGTTGGTGTTGGCTTTCCGCCCAAGAAGTCTCGTTATGTGAAAGCAACGAGTATTGCGCCTGACCTGCCTAGGAGCATTTCTTCTGACCCTGAGGCAGGGGTTACTCAGCTTGTTCCAAATGTGTCGTCACTGATCTTGAAGCCAATTGACGACAAACAGGCTGTCTTGTCTTGGATTGCTCCTGTAAGTGAAAAGTTGAACAACCTGACAGCAATCGTTAGGCATTCAACCAAGACAGATGGAACGGGGACGTTTGCAAATTCAGTCAAACTAGTTGAAGCTTCTGTCCTTTCCAATGGAGTCAATGTGCCGCTGCTTAGCGGTGAATACATCGTCAAGCTGAAAGATCAGACGACCCGTCGGCTGAGCGATACAGCTGTCAGCGTTGTGACGAGCATCCCAGAAGCATTAGACAACAGTCCAGTCTTGAGCATTCGAGAAGACCAAGGTGACCTGCCATTTAGCAGTGGAAGTTATATGCGCGGCGTGTTCTACAGCGACCTTTATGGCGGGCTGGTTTTGGATGGCGATGCACTTTGGGATGAAGAGGTTCAAGGAAACATCGATGATCTGACTGAAGTTGACTTCATCGGGACTCGTAAGTTCAGGGGGGAATACGAGTTCAGCACCGTTTTAGATCTTGGCGGCAAGTTTGCGGTAACGCTCGACCGCATTCTTGCCAATGAAGGTCTGTATCCGGGCACGACGATAGATGAACGCACCGAACTGATTGATAGCTGGACTGATATTGACGATGTTGATGAAAACGACAATTTGATTTACCAGGCAGAAGACACTTCTGCAACGCTCTACTTCCGAGCTAGCAACGACGAGCTGAGGGATGACGAGATCATGCTTGAGCAGACGAACGATCCTTTGACAGACAATTTATTGCTCGAAGACGGCAGTGCCTTGCTGCAAGAGTCGTCGGTTGTTTTTGGTGCGTGGAGCCCCTTGGATCGCAACACGTTTGTCGGCAGAGTCTTCCAGTTCAAGGCTGAGCTGGAGACTGACCATATCGACCAGACGCCCGTTGTTACTGAGCTTGGCTTCAACGTGTCAATGCCTCCACGAGTAGAGAATGGTGCCTTGAGGGCATCTGGGGCTGCTGCTGATGCTGTGACCTTCACAAATGCGTTCTATCAGGCACCGACGATTGGCATCACGGCTTTCAATCTTCAGAGCGGGGACTATTATGAACTCACATCCGTGACTCGTACTGGATTCACTGTCCACTTCAAGGATTCGACCAATTCTTCTGTGGATCGCAACTACCAGTACGTGGCAGCGGGCTATGGATCTGAGCAGCCTTAAAAATGGCACGTTCTGAGTACAACATCCCAAACCAGAGCGGAAGCGGCTTCCGATCTGACCTGAATATTGCACTGGCTGCTATCCGCACTAACAACAGTGGGGCTGGAGTGCCTTCGAACCAGTTCGACTACATGCAGTACGTCGAAGATACAGTCGGAGACCCCAATGTTGACGTTGTCTATCAGCGTGGAAGAACAACTACTTTCTACAGGTTATACAAGATCGGCGGCCCGCATTACTTCCGGGATGGAACAGCGGCGGCACCAAGTCTGACGTTCGATAGCGACGTTGATACCGGGATTAGCAGGCCAGCAGCTAACACGCTTGCTTTTTCTACTGCAGGCGTTGAAGCCTTTCGTGTTGATTCAAGTGGTCGGGTCGGCATTGGTCAACCCGCGCCTGATTCCCCCCTTCATGTAAAAAGAGCAACGCAGGGCACCATTCAAAAGTGGGCTGCTGATTTAGGTGTTAATGACAGAACTTGCGAGCTTTTGTCGCCTGAATCGGATAGTATAACCGAACCATTTATTTTTTCAACGAACAACTCTTGGCGTTTTCGGGTTGATACAACTGAAGCCTTAACGATTGATGACATTGGTCATGTTGGCATTGGTCTTACTAACCCCAGTGATTACAAAACTAATGCAGATGATCTAGTTGTTGGCGACATCTCCGATGGCAATGGGCACGGCATCACTGTTGCTTGCGGTTCAACTAATGCAGGCCGTATTTGTTTTGCTGATGGAACGGACACCGCCAGTGAACAACGCGGGATGGTGGTTTATGTGCATGGAACCAATGATGTAATGCAGGTCCATGTTGAAGGAACTCAGGTTGCGACATTTGATGCAAATGATTTGTATGTCATGGGAGTCACTCAATCAGGTGGAAACACAGCAGGTGGTGTCGTTAAAGCAGAAGGATTTAACACTAAAGCTGGTCATTCTGGAAGCCTACAAAACAACAATTTCAATGTTTCATGGTCTTCACCGAATGCTCAGTTATACATTGACAATGTAAACCTAGGCACAATCGCTAGTTCTTCTGATTATCGAATTAAGCAAAACATTTCCACCATTACAACGGAATGTATTGACAGAATTAAGCTGCTACGCCCTGTTCAATATGAATTTGGAAGCTACGGAGAGTTGTTTACGCCTGATGGTGTCATTCGTGAAGGTTTTATCGCGCATGAAGTTGCAAGTGTAATTTCAAGCGGTGTTGAAGGCGAAAAAGATGACCCTAACTGCATTCAATCACTTCGCCTTGACGCAATCCTGAGCGTTACGGTCAAGGCACTGCAAGAAGCAGTGACTAAGATCGAAACACTTGAAACCAGTGTCGCTTCACTTGAAGCCCGTATTACTGCACTGGAGACTGTCTAATGGCTGATCGCAAACTTTCCGCGCTCACTGAGCTGACTGCACCGGCAACGGATGATCAGTTCCTTGCTCTGGACAATTCAGAAGCGCTAGACGCCGACAAGAACAAGCGGGTTCAGTTCGGTGTCCTTTGCCGAAATATCCCTGACGGCACCGTCGCTTTGCCATCACTTGGCTTTGCTTCTGACACTGGCAACACTGGCTTCTACCGCAGTGGAGGCAATGAAATCGCTGTAAGCGTAAGTGACACTTACAAGTGCAAATTTACGGCGACCGGCTTTCAGCTTGGGACAGGAACTGCTGCTGCGCAGCTGCACACATTCAATACAGCCACTGGTGATGATGTAATCATCGAAAACAGTGAGGCTGGTGCAGGCGAAGGGCCAAACATTGCCTTCTATCGCAACTCCGCTTCACCTGCTGACAATGATGTCCTTGGAACGCTTGAGTTCCGTGGCAAGGACAGCGGCGGCAGCCCTCAGTCTTATTCAGAAATCACCGCAGGCATTGTTGACGCAAGCGCTGCCTCTGAGGATGGTCGCCTTGACTTCAGCATCACTGTTGCCGGCACTCCGACCAATATGGTGCGGCTGCAGGAAGGCAAGATTGGCCTGAATGAGTCTGCGCCTGAAGCTCCTGTTCATATCACCAACTCAGATACTCAAATTGTTCGCCTGGAGTGTCAAAACAATGATGCTTCCTCCGGTGCAGACATCAGGATGTACCGCCATCGCAACGGTGCTGTCGGCCAAGATAATGACAACCTAAGCGCTCTGTTTTTCAGAGGGCACAACGACAACGGCACCGCCTCTCAGCGTCAGATTGACTATGCGTCAATCCAGTCGAGCATCGTTGACGCGACCAACAACAGTGAAGACGGCAAGATTGACCTGAGGGTTCAAACAGCCGGAACACTGACGAGCATGGCGGCAATCACCGCCGCGAACGTCACGCTCGGATCTCGTCCAGTCATTCCAACTCATACGCCATCTTCGGCAACTGATACTGGCACTGCAGGTGAGATTGCTTGGGACTCAAGCTATCTATACGTTTGCACCGCAACCAATACTTGGAAGCGGGCGGCATTGAGCACTTGGTGACCTAGCACCTGTTGCTAATCTGAGTAAACTGCCCTTAGGGGGTGCCATCGATGGCTGTTCAACCTGGGACGTACAACATCACGCTTCAGCGGCGAGCAGACTACAGTGTTTTGCTGCAGTTCAAGGACAGCAATGCTGCAGCAATAGATCTAACCGGCTGGACCGCCGCCGCACAAGCTTGGAATAAAGACCGCACTAAAAAGCACGCTGATTTTGCGATTGACTACACCAACCGCTTGAGCGGTGAGGTCACGATAAGCCTGACAGACACGCAAACAGAACTATTCCCTGACGAGGCATACTATGACGTGCTTCTGACTGACACCAGCGGACTCAAGGAGTACTACTTAGAAGGCGTCATCTCTGTCTCTGAGGGGTACACAGCATGACTTCCGTAAATATCACCACTAATAAAAACACCGTCAGTGTTGACGAGAGTGGCGAGATTGCAATCGTCACCATCAAAACTGCAGGCCAAAACGGCGCAGGTTTAGCTCCTGGTGGTGCGGATGGTGCAGTTCTTGTAAAAGCAAGCACCGCAACTTACGACACGGAATGGACACGATCACCATCGTTGTCTGCTGCTGTATTTGACCCTGCAATCGCCACATCATTTACTGATGTAGGTCAACTTGGCTGGAGTGGTACGGATGAAGGTATTGCGATCCAGCGTGATGCAAATGTCCTTGAAGTTCTAGGCCAAGATTCGCACGTTTACGTCAAGTGCGTGCAGTCTGGCGGCATGATTAAAGGCCAGGTTTGCGCTTTTGCTGGGGTTGATGCCACAACACTCCGCCTAACCGTTAATACTCTTGTCGCTGATGGCAGCGTTCCTGGCTTTACGTTTTTCGGCATTTTGGCTGAAGATATTGCTGAAAACGGCTTTGGTTTTGCTTGCACACAGGGTTACATTCGCGGCATTGATACTTCCATTTACCCTGCTGGCTCTGTTCTTTTTGCCTGCACTGTAAATCCTGGCGATCTTGTCTTAGAAAGCAACCTACTGCCAGCGCCAAATTTACGCCTTCCTGTTGCAGTCACCGTCAAGAGTGATGCAGTGAACGGCGAAATCTATGTACGGGGCACAACTGGCCTTGAGATGTATGCGCTGCATGACGTTGAAGTTGATGGAGAAGAAACAGGCGATGTACTGGTCTGGAACGATGATTTGCAACGATGGGAAAATAAAGCGCCGGCAAATGCTTCAGCACCTCGCAGTGCAACGATCGCAGAACCCCAGGCTGGCGATAAATTCACGCTGTTCAAAACCACACGCAGCACAACGATCAACAAAGTCCTTGCAGTTGTTTCAGGCGGCAGCATCACCTATGAAATCCGTTACGCAACCGATCGCAGTGCTGCTG